CTTCAGCCATCCGTCCTGTAGCGCCAAATAAGCATCGCCACTAGCGGTATCACCAAACAATGCATACTCTTCCATATCAATTGCTGCCCGTTCCGCAATCAAACGCATTACGTGCGTTTCGAAACTTTGACCTTCGATATTGTCTTCCAACAGTTCGTAAGGAATACGAACCTCAGCAATTTGCTCTTTGCTAGTCAGAGTGATCTGCGAAGTAGTCGGTTTTGCACGATCCGCAACACGAACATAACGATCATTACCGCCTGCATCCAAAGAACTACCAGTTTGCAAAGCCGCGCGCATGATACGAGTTGCAAAACCCATACGGTTGATCTTCTTATCCGGCGTAGCCATGCGCTCAATACGAGCCTGCTTCAACAGAGTAGGTTGATCCAAAATCAAATCAATAAAAGTTTCAGTTTGTTCCGGCGACAAAATACCACCGTTGCTGTTCAGATCGGATAGAGCGATATCAGCACGTTTGGCAAGTTCTTGATTACTTAAAGCCATTTTAATTCTCCTAAAATATTAATAATTGCTACTTAATTAGCCGCTAAAATTGCCAAACGCACCTTTGAATACATCTTTCTTTTTTTGCTCGCCATCGCCGGAATCGGAGCGAACAATCGTTCTACCCTCGACAGCCGTTAGGCGTTCACCTAGTTTGCCTACGCCATCAACAACAGGACGTAGCAGTTCTTCTAATTTGGTAACAACTTCCGAATTCTGTACCGCAGTTACAGTTTCTGTAGCTGCTTCAATAACTTCAGCCGGTTTACTGATAGTTGCCAAAGCCGCAGTTACCGCCGCTGTGATAGCTGCTTCCATATCAGCGCGAGTAACATACTCAGGTGCTTTAGCTTCTTCTTTTACTTCCGTAACGACATCAGTCTTAACTTCAACTACTTCCGCTTTAACTTCTTCGGTAGCCGCATTTTTAACTTCTGCCTTAGTTTCTTCAGTCATGATAAGTTCCTTAGTTAATTGTGACCTAGTAGCATTTACTACCTCACTCGGCAGAGCATCTAATAGACTACCGATGTATTGTGCAAATTGTTGCGTTGCATTTTCTACCAATTGTTTCCTTGTTGCTTTATCTAACCCACTCCAAAATAAAATCTCAGTAATTACTGTACCTAATACATTTATTGCTTCTGGGGCACTATCGCTAAACTCCACATCTGCTAGATAAGAACCAAAATTTAATTGGCCCCAGCCCCAATTACCATACGCTGCTTCAGAAACCCCTAAGTTGAATTGAGACGGTACATTTTGAGTATCCGCACGACTAATTAACCCAATAACACCATCTGCCAACTTAATTCGTTTAATCTCTGTAGATTCAGATACATCTTGCCTACTAATAGAAATTACTTCATCGGTATTGTTAATACCGCTTTTTAAAAAGTCAATATTATTTTTAATAAGCCAATCAATGGCTTCCTGGTCATTTTCGTAGTAATCCTTCTCGAATTCGACGCCTACTAAAGCAATACTGTCTTTTTCTTTATCAGACGCTTTATGTTGCTGCGCAACAATGGCTTTTACCCCTTGCTGCAACGTAACTGAAATATCCCTATCAGAACGTTGATAACCTGGTTTTTTAGCCTTCCAATGATCCCCTTCTTGCTCTAAGGAATACCCTTCCATACCATAAGTTGACAGATATAAATTAATATCTTCCTCATTCATAGTGTCTGGAAATATCAATTCCATTAAAGGATCATTCCTTTTAATACGTGTTTTACGTGCAGCAGGAACATGCTCTGATTGAGAACGAACCACCTTAAATGCAATCTGATTCGCTGGCCTATCCACTAAACTAATGAATTTGGGCTGAGCAATACGGGACAGATTGATTTCCCGTTCTATAGTTTTCTCTGTCATGTACTAACTCCTTGAATAAAATTATATCTATGGGTATGCCCGTTAGATTCATCAGTAATTGTATGGTTACTAATGGTATGGCTATGTCCGTTTTGAATATCTGTACCACCAAAAACCGGACGACCTGTATCATCTACTTCCACATAAAAATTATGGGTATGTCCATCTAAAGCATAAGGTTCCGTTACACCAGTTCGATAGCTTTCTTGAACTGTTGTTAAAACAGCAGGAAGCATGGATAAAAAAGCCTCATAGGAATATCCATTTAATTCCCCGGAAAGAATTTGCTGCCAAACTTCCTCATCCCCTACATACATACCAACTACCCAAGAACCTGGAATGAAATCGGCGTCACCATCCCTAGCAATAAACGACTCAACTAAATAGATCGTACTAGACATATCCACGTTATCGTGGTTAACGTCCACTCCGAATCCATCTTTCATGAACCTGTAAGCGCATTCTTTAATCGCTTCCCTGGACCAAAAATCCCCATATACGTTAGGAACTTCTGGTATCAATACCTCCGCAAAAACTAAATGCTCCCATTCTTTAGAATCGGAACGATATTTAAGGTCTACTTTGGGCAATCAATTTCCCCGCGAGAAAACAGTTACAGTTCCAGTTCCAGTCTGTTGAACTCTAACGAAATTATATCTAACAGGAAAATCGAGTTCGACTAACCCACTTGCATTGTTATATGTCTGTAATGTTTTCCATGCCGCTGCTTCATGCACTCTTACCTGGACAGTTACTGTAACCCCAGAGGGGATCGTTTCTATCTGTAAAACACTTATCAAATTACCTGAATAAATGGTTACAGGACTACCTCCGCCCGAAGCAGTAAAAACTACATCGCGAAAATAGTTGCCATTATTGAACGCAGTATTAGGAAATGAACCAGCCGTGGAGTTAAAAACACCATTACTTCCGTCAGCCTCTGAACTTAAATGCCCATTGGTAATTGCTGAAGCTAAACCACTTGCCGTAAACGGAAAAGCAGTAGAGGCAGTACCTATGTTTACCGAAACAACATAAGTAGTATTAGCATTAATACTTACAGGAGAGCTTAACGATTTTTGCTGCCACCCGGCAACGCTAGGTGCATCAAAAGCAACAGAAGCTAATTCTGTTCCACCGGAAGTCCATAGATGTCCTGTATAAGTACCGCCAAAAGTATCTTCAGACGGCCACCAAAAGCGCAAAGCATCAATAGTCCCTGCAACATCTGCATGGAACTTCATACCCATCTCGTACTTAACCGCGTCGCTAGTTACAGTAGACGGGGTTTGAGTGGTAAAGACTGTATCGCTCATACTTAGCTTTGGGCGTACCCTTTAACCGCGCCTGAACCAGATGACCGCAACAAACGGACATAATTGCGCTTTACGGCAAAAGTAAAAACTACTACCCCATCCGCGCTTGTAAAAGAACCCTCATCTTTCCAAGAAGCTGTGGAATGAATCCTGGATTGAATTTTTACGGTAGTTGTAGCCCCGATAGTGTCTAACTGTATAACTGACGGCGCATTTGAGATATTTGACGTATTAGAATCTACGCCTTGAATACTATTTGCGGTATCGTAAATAATTGCCGCAGGTATCTTTTGCCCGTCACTAACGTTAATAGTTGTCATACAAACCTCTTAATCACATTTAAAAGACGCCGGGGAAATTGTCGGAGTATCTATACCTAATATATTTAGGTATTTAAACTGCACACCATAAGCTTCTCGCTCTAAAGACATATATTGCGGACAAGGAATGGTAGTTAAGACATACTGATCTCGTTGCATTTGTACGTAATGTACTAATTCATGCACGATAATAGATGCATGCAAAGCATTCTCTTCCACATCTAGCGAGTTAACATAATAAATAGTATCCCCGCCTGCATATAACCCAGCCAGATTACAGTCCTTACCTTCACAGTACGTTTCTTGAATCCACTTTTTTTCTACTGGAGTAAATTTAGGTAAAGGGGCGTCCGTATGAAAACTCATCATGGACTGAACCATCAAATACATACTTAAGAATAATTTATCCATTACTCTTGTCCGTGCTTAGGAGGGGGATTTAAATTACCCGTTGCTTCTAAAGCTTTATCCGCAGGGGATTTAACCGCTTGATCCGTTTGCTTTTTAATACCCGCCGTTTCTAGTACAATCGGTTTATCCATCCAAGGCTCATAACCATCTTCACCATTTTCTGGATATTGTGGTAAAGAAATCTGAAGAATACGATTTGCGGAAGAGATAGCAGAGCGCGGCGTAACCGCACCCATGACGTTCAATGCAGTTAGTGACTTAATTAGAGTTTCAGGGTCCGTAATTGTCGGAGACTTACTCTTAAGTAGAACTGTCTTAAGATTTAAACCTTCTTTAGACGCAACAATACGATTGTTATATATTTCGTCAAAGAAGGTACGCATCACACTAAATACTTGTGTTTCTGCAACGAACTGGCTCACGTTACTGGTGGCAAATGTATGCTGATCCCCTTTACCTACTAAAATAGGAGAAAGCCTAAAAGAAGACATAATTTTGCCCTGATTACTCTTATCGTAATCACTGAACAAACTATCGTTCTGCCTTGAATCCGTAAGCTTTTCTAGTTTTAGAGAGACAGAACCCTTGTCGTCAAAACTTTCTCGTTCCGGCACCGCTTCTACCAGCATAATTTTATTTTGACGATCTTTACCGATACTTTCTGTAGAAAGTTGTTTTTGTAGATCGTTATACGATTGTTTGGTAAGCCGCCCACCAGAAACTACAATCATTAAAGGGGGTACAGTATTATCTTTGAAGTAGCCCCAATTGCTTTCTTCTGCTTCACGACTACCTAAAATAGAAGGTAATTGACTAATCCAGCGTGGCGTACCATATGCATCCTCAGACATTTGCCGAAAATGAAGCAATTCAGTAGCCAAGTCTTCATCCGCTACCTTATATTCTTTATCTTCAAATTTGCCTGTTTTATAGTTTAGCCGCCTTGGATCACCAAATTCCTTGAAATAGACGCTCTCTCCGTTCAACAACTGCAAATATGTTCTAAACTTCTTCAATTCTGTTGTGGTACTTACCCTACTACCGCGTGCAATGTCGTAAGAAATCGCAACTTTTTCTTTGTTTTTTGGGCAGAGTCGAACCGTCATGGAACGAATATGGCGTATTACGGATACTCTTTTACTAGAATCACGAATGAACTCTAGGAAGGCAAAACCAAACTTTTCGTAATCGTGGACTAACTTAGCGTGAATAGTAGTCAGCGATTCTTCAGCATTAGAACGATCAATAAACGACTGTAATTCTTCTTTTTCTTGTTCGTCTACTTCTGTATCTGGGCTGGCTTGTACAATTTCCCAACCATACATGGCTACATTGGTAATGTAAGCAGCCACACTTTGAGGGAGCATATTTGATTGTTCAAACATGTCCGCCAAGAAAGCAGGGGAATAAGGGGGGTTAATATATGTACTATTGAAAGTAGACGATTGAGTAAACTCGTCAATCGTATCTAGTTGACGGCTAGTATCTGACCTTTTTATCATAGTCATACGAGCCGAACTCTTAGTAACCGGCATTTCTTTCTTTTTTTCGGCAATAGAAGTCAAATCCACTACGTCACTCATGCGGCTTCCAATCGTTCAATTTGATTGCCTTTATAAACAAAACCCATACTTATAAGTGTTTCATTAATAGAAATTTTTTCGTCTTCTTTAAGAACAAACAAATTTACAACCCAACAAGTTTTATTTTGCTGCTGTATGGTAATTCTGCACTGGCCTGAACGTGTCATTTGCCTAACTTGTTCCCGTATTTGTCCTGCCAAAGTATCTGGTTTTGCTTTATAGGCATCAGGCGTATCAACTTTATACAGGCGCGCGCGTATACGCTTATATAAGGAATCAATACCTAAATTAACCAATAAAATTAAATCATCCCCTGACCGGACTTCTTCTACCTCAACTAAATATTCAGTTTCCATACACCATCACCTAGATTTTCAGGCAATAGTAAAATTAAAACTGTATAAAAAACAACATAATTCTTCTACTTTATAGGTTTTGGTTTATATATCTTCCCAAACCAAGGAGGATATTCTTCCGTTACCCAAAGCAAAGTTCTTTCTGCACTACTAAAATAAGTGCAATAGGTGTACCAGTGATCTACCCCTTTTTTGTAGATAGAATGCAAATAAACAGGAAAAGATGAACTAACCCCATACATCATCAGTTCCCCTAACCTCTCTACAAAACGATCTGAAAAGTATATGTTTGAAAAACCTCGTTCATGCCCGTTTTCCACATATACAACCCCGCTACAAGACGGGATTCTTCTCGGGGTGATGGTAGGTTTTATTTGATATCCCACAAAAGCAGGGTCTTTTAATCTAGGTTTAGGTAAAACAAAATCTCTGCGCGCAACCCTTGACATATACAAATAAAGTGTTACAATACTTTTGCGATTAAATAAACATAAACTCAAATTTTATTTTTGTAAAGAAAGAGAACAATGACCGAACTACCTGAATTTATTAGCTTTGGCAAAATTGCACGATTAAATAAAGAAATCATAATCACAGAGAAAATTGACGGCACAAACGCCCAGGTATATGTAGACGAAAAAAGAAACGTTTTTGCGGGTTCCCGCAGTCAATGGATTACCCCAGAAAATGACAATCACGGATTTGCTAAATGGGTTGAAGAAAATAAAACTGCACTATCTGAGCTAGGCCCTGGTAGACATTATGGAGAATGGGCAGGATTAGGAATCAATAGAAACTATGGAATGCAGCAAAAAACCTTCTATTTATTTAATACAGGTAGGTGGCGTAGCCATCATATACAGGGAGAATATTTAAATTTTAAGGCTGCAATATTGCCACCAAAATGCTGCGATGTAGTACCTGTACTATATAAAGGTCTATTTTCAGACTTAGGGATAAAAAGAGCACTATTGGAATTAGCCGTTCATGGTAGTAAACTAAACAAATTCAATAAGCCTGAGGGTATAGTTATTTATCACGTTGCAGCCAATAGATACTTTAAAGTAACGATAGAAAATGATAATGAATACAAAAGTAAAACGATCACCCTCACCTAAACTAACAAAACAACAAATACAAGGTATTATCGACTTATTAAAACTTTCTAAAAAAATAAAAGATATCTCAAAAGAAATTGGAGTTAACATAAATCAAGTAACTTCCATTTCTTGTAAAATTAATAAAGGTAAGGAGATAGATAATAAATCAGATTGGAAATCTTATTATTGTAAGGTTTGTAATAAACCTACACAAAAGAGAATATCAGTAATTGGGGATTGGTACTGCTCAGAACATAAACCTACTGTTTTAAAAATACCTAGGAAAATACTAACTAAGTGCAATTACTGTAATAAACAAATAAAAGTACCTGTAAAAAAAGGAGAGGAGCATTATAAAAAATACTGTAATATGATCTGTTATAACAAATACCGTGCGGCGCATTATGAGTCTAAAATTTGTAATTTTTGCAATAAAAAAATAGAAATATCAATAAAAATAAAAAGAAAATATAAAAAAAGTTATTGCAATATATCTTGTTACAATGCGCTAAGGCAAATTTTTCCTCATAGAAATATGGCAGAAAAACAAATAGCTCATCGAAATCTAATTAAAGCCCGTAATGACGCAGATATACGTTTATATAGAGAAAAATTAGATGCAAAGAAATATATCAGTAAGATGTAATTTTCTTTAACAGCGCAGTTAGTAAATGTAAAGGTGAAAAGTAATGAATGCTTCCTCAATATACTTCATAATTTCCGTTGGGTCTTTTAGCCTAATCTTTATCTTACTTACGTTATTTAGATCAATACGTGATTTAACTAAATATATTGATACACTTAACGAACACTTAAAAGATACTGAAAAGAAAATTGCATTACTACATACTTACGATAACTACAATAGAATTAAACTTGCTAAAATAAACCATGAATCCTCTATTGACACATTAGCCGTGCACTTAGAGCAGCCATCGACAAAACCGAAGCCACCGAAATCGCAAATAAAGCAGGAATGGCAAGCCTGACGAGCCGCGAGAAGCTGCCTAAATGAAACCAGAACCCTCTATTGACAAATAAATTTATAGTGGTATGCTAGATTCTTAATATCATGGTCGATACATATAGAATCAATAACTGAAATAAACGAATTGAATCAAATACCGACACCAAATGAAATACTTGATTAAAAACACTTACAACCATTAACTGAAATACTATTGAAGGACACATAAATGATTAACACAAATATCCGACCCATTGTTCGCGGCGTTTACGATCTACAAAAACTACGTATTCAAATGGGTAATCGTATCGTAGGAAATTACAAAGTTAAGATGGGGCAAGAACCAGGAATCAGCGAAGAAGAATCGTTTGATGACGATCCTAAAGCAAAAGAAATTTTGCAAATTTTGCGTCTATCTTGGAAAAAAATTGCAGACGGCATTGCTTTAGAAATCAAAACGAAGAAATCAATTGCCGCGAAAAAACAGATAAAAGATAGCGGGCAGGATATTAATTTCTCTCCAGACGAACAACTAATTTTATCCATGGAAGCAGCAAAACAAAATCGGGATGCTGCAAAAAAGTCACTCAAAACTAAAGAATTTAAAGGTGATGAAATTATCAGTGATTACACAGAATTTGTATTGGTATCTCAGTACATTGCAATGGAAAAAAATGAAGTTGCGCAGTTTAACCAACTAGAAACTATTCTACAAAACGAACCTATCTATAACGAGTTTTTAAGTAAAGTTCGTGGATGCGGACCGGCAATGTCAGGTGTGATTCTCTCTGAAATCGATATTACAAAAGCAGAATACCCTTCCAGTTTACATAAACTTGCGGGGCTTGACGGGATAATTGTAATCGATGAAACCACAGGCGAAGAGCGTTTCGAAGGTCGCTGTAAAAAAGCACATCATCTTGTAGAAAAAACGTATATCAACAAAGAGGGTGAAGAAGCAGTTCGCATGGGTATTACATTTAATCCTTTCCTAAAAACAAAACTAATTGGTGTCTTAGGTTCTAGTTTTTTGCGTGCGGGTAAGAAAGATAATCCTTACGCTGACATCTACTACAACTATAAACACCGTTTGCAAAACATGCCTGCCCATGCGGGTAAAAGTAAAAAACATATTCACAACATGGCTATCCGTAAAATGATCACTCGTTTTTTAAGTGATCTGTACAATGCGTGGCGTCCATTGGAAGGCTTGACAGTAGCGCCGAGCTATGAAGAAGCTAAACTTGGCCTTATTCACGGCAGTGCAGAAAAATACAACCCACGAAAAGCTGCCTAAATGAAAGACTTCCTAGCAGGTTTTTTTAGTATGTCAATGTGGATAGCCTGTATTATATTGATTGGATACTTTGCAGGAAAAATATTTTCTTGATACATTAAAAAACTGGATCATATAATGCCTCTTTCACCTATAAGAACGAAAAGGGCGTTATATGTCTACCGTAGAATTAGTAATTGTATTTCTTGTTGCTCTTTTAGCGGGAACCGCCATAATAACCTACTTTGAACCACCTAACGGCGACGATTAACGATGCAACTACCAAAAGCGCATAAATATAGTTTGCTACAAAATGGCGGAAGCCCTATAACCCCTATTGATATGTTACTTGGGATTACAAAAAAACCAAAAAATAATCTAATAGGTCGATGTGTATACACCTCAGATACTACAGGAGAGCGTAAACAAGTTCATATAGGCAACCTAGTAGTGAAACCAGAAAGGACTGTTAGACCAAAACCTGGATTGTCTAAAAAACGATTATTTTCAGCATCATTAAGAGTAAAAGAAGGCGAAGACATAAAAACAGTCGCCAGAATGTATAGAGTCACGCAAAAGTACCTAGAAGATCACGTAAAAGGGTATACTAAATAAAAATACAGGCTATCCTCCTCCTTGGCCTGTCTTTTTCGGGTGAATTCTAGCTGAATTCACCTGATTTTTTAACGAAAATGGGGTGTTTTATGCTATTTTTACTATTATTTCCTGTATCAATTCTGCTTATTTTACTGCTTTTTGTCGTTTTATACAGTAGAGAATTGTAAAATAATGACGAAAATTAGCTATAATTTACGTTAAAAACCGTACATAAATGACTAATTTTAAACAAAAATATGACAAATTATGGGGTAAAAACAGAAATGAAGATGTGGGAAAGCCAAAATGGCATCCATTTTAGCGGTTTTATAGCCAAAAAAGACGTAGAAAACCTAGAAATAGGTCAAATTGAGCGTAAAACTATGGAAGAGTGTAGCAAACCTGATAAACAAAGATCAGATTGGCTTACCGCATTAACAATAATATTTAGAAAATTAGAAGAAGCTAAACAATTTAATTAAATACGAATGCGAAATCACATACGAGAGCTAAATGAATATACGGCCCAAAACACATAAAAAAAGATAATGAATAAAGAGGTAAAATCAAATATCACCTTAAAATGAATACCACGGACTAATTACATATGGAAGTTGAATGCAATAAAGAAATGAAAAATGCTCCGATAAACTATTGGTACGAATGCCCGTTCTGCAAAAGCTGTCATGTTTTGTTGGACCCGGTTACCTATGCACTAAATAGTGATAAAGTAATTCTTAAGAAGTATCCTGAGATAAAGTACTGCTCAGAAAAGTGCGAAATATTAAGTAAACCATTAGATTTGGTTTTATAAGAATATGACTACGAAATCACATAAATTTTTGGAATGTAATAATATCAATTACTCAAATATTGAAAGTTAATGAATAGAGTACAGAAATCGCATACAACGAAGTAATGCAATACGGAGAGACGACCAAAGAGATACAGCAAAGAAATGAATATTCAAGGTAAAACACATACAACGAAATAATGAATACGGTACCTTAATCACATACGTTGGAAAAATGAATAAAAGTGGCCACACACATACTCAGGATAAATGAAATACATCAATTTAAACACATATGTCAAATAAATGTGTTGACAAATAATGTTATAGTGCTAAAATCATTCTATAACAGAGGAGAACGAAATGCCTAGTACAGATATCTCTTTTTGCCACGGAATTGGCTGTGAAATGAAAACTAAATGCCACAGGCATGTATCTATACCAAAATTTGGTTTTCATTCCTTTGCCCCTTTTTGGGAATCGCCGGAATTTATACCAGAAAAAGGATGTGACGAATTTTGGCCTGTAGCACGAGAAAAGCCAAAAAAGTATTCAATGGAAAATGTTTTTAAAGAATTTGATAGGATGTTTACTGAACTGAAATAGAAGATATGAAACCCATATAGCTGGAATAAATGAAATAGAATGTACAAACCCTATATCCCAGTGGAATGAAATACAGCTAACTAAACAAATA